TGTTAAAAATCAATGCTTAAAAAATAAAAAAAAAAAGAAGCTGATACAATAAATCCAATGAAAAATTATTTATTAAAAATTATTGCTTAATATGTTATTCGGTTTTATAAAGTTGCAAATAAAAATTTTATAAGTAAAGAATTAAATTACTTATAAAATTATAATCTATTTTTAACAGGAAAAAAATTGAAATGTTTTTCTTTTTACAAATTAAAGGCACAAATCTCAACAGTAGAAAATGATACAATCTTTGAATAACGAGAAATCTTTGGATAATGTGCAATCTTTGGATAATGTGCAATCTTTGAAGGAGACTATTCATGAGTTAGGAGGACAGGTCAAATACTTAATAGATATGTTTGAGAATCATGAGGCATACATTTCTAATTTGCATTTGCAAATGCATCAGATGAATGAGAAAATGACTGAGATGAAAGAAGAGCAGGATGAAATGAAAACTGAACTAAAAGAGCAAAAAAATCGCATGTGTGATGTAAGTTATGCTCTTCAGGAATTAGCTGCGAGTTTGTTTAACCAAAAGACACAAAAACAATCCTGGAGAGAATTGCGAGATATCTTTATTCATGATGGTGGGTATGATAATTTAACTGAGCCGCTCGTGAATACAAGCAAATGGAGATATCCTACGACTAGACAAGGAGACGAATTGGAGGAAAGAATGAATGAATTAGAAGAAAAGTTGTCTTACTTTGGCACCTTATTCCCTTCAAATATTTCATCCAAATAAGTAGCTAGGTAGCTAGGTAGCTAGGTAGCTAAGTAGATAAGTAGATAAGTATATTTATTTTTTATTTTTTTTGATTTTTTGAGTTATATTAAGAAAGATAATATTTATGAAAAGTTGTAAAACAATATATGTAGTTGTATATATATTGTTAATGCCATCATTAGAGTTATTACAAGAGACAAATAAAAAATTAAATATATACGATGATTTATCAATAGATAAAAATAAAAATCTAATTTTTGTTTATTGCCCTCCAAAAGTAGGTTCAACAACATTAATAACTTCTATTCGTATATCAGCATTTAATAAGTTTACAGTTTTGCATATACATAATGAGTTAATGTTAAAGGTTCTTTGTAATATAGATAATGTAAAAGTAATAGATATTATTGAACATAATAAAAATTTAGGAAAGAATGTATATGTTTTTGATATTTATCGGTCACCAATAGAACAAAAAATTTCACAATATTTTGAAAAATTATCAATATACCATTTTAATAATTTACCACAAGCAATCAATAATTATAATGTAAATAAAATTATTAGACGGTTTAATAACTTATTCCCACATTTATCAAAAGAAGATCATTATAAAGATGCTTATCAAATACCTATGCCAAAAAAATTTAATTTTCAACAAAAATATATTTTGCAGAACATAAATGGTGTAAAATATATAAAACTTCGTTTAAAGGATTCAAAAAATTGGGGTCAAATATTAACAGAGATTTTAGAAACGAAAATTACAATAATAACTGATTATGAAACAAATAATAAACCAATAAGAGATATGTTTATAAAGTTTAAAGAGGCATATAAAATACCAGAGAATCTTTTGAATATAATAGAGAACTGTCCTAGTTTGAAGTATTATTATTCAAACGAAGAGAGAGAAGAGTATTTGAATAGTTGGCGTGAGAAAAAAACATTGTCTATCATTCCATTTACAAGCGATGAATATAACTTTTATGAAAATATATCAATTGATAATCAATATATATATGATATTCAAAGTAAACATTATTTAGATGAGGGTTGTAGTTGTAAGGTATGCAATTTGAAACGAAAAAATATCATTGAGAGAATTGAAAGGGGAGAGAAAGTGAATGAAAAAATAAATCATAATGAAAATGCAGTAGAATATTTGAAACAAAAGGCTAAAGATAAATTAAAAATAATTATAGCAAATAAGACAAATATATTAAATAGACAAAATGAAAATAAAAGAAGGGTATGGTTTTAGTTATGTATAAGACTTATATGTACCAAAAATTATATCAAAAATTGGAAATAGTATACAATAATTATAATTCAAAAGTTTATGATGAATACTATGATGAGACCAATATAATTCTGAATGTGATAAATACGATGTTGTAATGTATATATAAAGAATTATTATTTGTTCATAAACAGATATATTTATAAAAATAATCGGCATACCAATTGAAATAATGGATGCTAAGTCATCCAAATCTGTTAAAAAAAAGGTATCAAATGGATATACAATAATATTTGTATGATGTTTTTTATGAACATTTGAATAATAATATTTGTGAATAATCCTATGGTATATGTAATAGTTTGCCTCAATAAGGATGCAATATAAAGACATTGAATATAATGATTCAAACCATGTATGTTTACCATATGGAATTATATTATCAGAAACAATATACATAAGACTTGTGGCTTGAAATATCAATAAAGGAACATTCCTTATATATTCATTGATTCTAGTTATTCTTTCTTCATTAGTAAAAGTAGGATTTATGAATGGATAATTATTTACATAGCAAATAACAAAAGAAGTTATTGTGGAAATTGAAAATGTACTAACAATGACCCCAAATGATATTAATAGATTCATTTTATTATAATATATGTAATATCTAATTTATTATTTTATGTTTACACCCTTGAAGATTTAAAATGTGACAAAACCCCATAAAAAATTAACAAGGTTTGCCCTTCACAGAGCGTGTAAATTTTGGTTTTACTGGTTCGTCTAAACCAGTTGATAAATTCTTGCTTCTTGATAAATAATTCGGTCTTTCTTTATTATTTATCGCATTATAAGCAATCTTATAAATATTTGTAGCACCATTCACATCTCTGTTCCAATAACCGCATCCGTTCTTACAACAAATCAGTCCATGAACAATTATGTTTCCACTTCTATATGGTTTTGGATTTTTCCTAACCATTGTCTTTTTACAAATACCTATTTCACAATTAGAACACATACAACTCGTTCTAAATTCATCTACCAAATAAGTTTGAAATCCTGCTTTTCTAAAAAGTGTTCGCATTCCTTTACCTTTGGTTGCTTCTTTGAATTTCATGTGTTGCTTTTGTTCGTAATCGCCAAAACAAACAACGACTTCTTTTTCATTACCAAATATTTTCTTAAATTGGTTAATCATTTTTTGTTCGCTTTTCTTGGTATTTCTATAACTTTGTAAGCGTAATTTTCTAAAAATATAGGTTTCATAAAACTTGAATAAAACGCCATTTATTTCACTCTTCTTTTGGATATATTCTTTGAATTTTTGAATGTTAAGTGATTTTCTATTTAACTTTGATAATTCAGTTTCCCATTCTATAATCGTTTTACCATTTATCTTTTCCTTTTTCAGTTCCAATTGAATTTTTGAATACTTCTTTTTCTTGGTTTCTTTTCTTCGTTGGTCTTGTGAATAACGAAACTTATTTGCTTCTTTTTTATCATCATCTACACAATAAATTAAATCACACTTACCAGGGTCTATTGCTACAATCTTTTTATTTTGTAATTGTGAATATTCTGTTAATTCATCAATATAAGTTTCGGTTGATAAACCTTTTTTCATCATAGGTAATTTCTTTCCAATTAAATCTTTACGCAATAATAGCAAAGAACAACTAACGCCATCAGTTTCTATCATGTGATGAAATTCATAATATTTTTTATGAAACATTTTTCGTTCAGTTCTAAAAAAGAATTCCCATATTTTATCTTCTTTGCGTTTTAGATTTCCTTTGGTTAGATAATCACTTTTATTACCTTGTTTTTTTGTCATAAGCAAATGAACTAATGTAGTTGTATCTAATCTTATATGTTTTGGTATAACTTCACTTCTCATAGGAAATACATTACTGATTGTTTGTTCTTCTTTTTCAACTTGTTTCATCATTTTAATCATACAAGGAAAATAGTCCATAGGACTACACATTAAGTCATAAACAATATTATTCTTTTTATAAATTGTTTTATTTGGTGTAATCATTTGTTTTTGTCGGTTAATCCATGTATGATACATAGAATGAGATTTATAGTTTTTATTTTCAACATTCAACAAATCAGTTTTTATTTTTCTTAATTGACTACAAAGATTGCTTACACGCTGTTCCTTTTCTTTTTGCGTTATATTGAGTTTTCTTATTTTACTTACAATAAATTTCTTTTTCCAAACCACATTCACATATCGTTCAACATATTCTACATAATGGAATTTAATGTTATTCTCATACATCGTAAGAATATCAATTGTAAGATAATCTAAAATGGTATTCATATGAGTATAATCTAAATCTTCATTTTGAATAAGTGGTTGAAAATCTGTTTTGTAAAATGCGGAGAGTTTTTCTTTGAGTTCTTTAATTTCTTGTTTTGGAGGTCTTCCAGATGCTTTTTCATTACATAAAATTTTCATACAAGAATTAATGAATTCATCATTAATAATTGGTAATATATTATGCTTCTCATAATGGTCTAATAAAAAAAGTTTCATAAACATTAATGTTTGAATAACAATTTTATTACACTTAATAACAGCATTTGTAATTTTTGGTAAATTTACATCAGGATGTTTTAATACACTTTTTAAGGAAATCTTAATTCCTTTGAAAAAGTCGTCAGGCGGTTTTTCTTTTATAGACATTCTATATTATTCCTAAAGATTTTATTTTAAGTCGTTTTCGCTAAATTAAATATTTTATATAAAATTGAAATAAATATTTTTATTATTAATAAATAAAAAAAGAATGGAAGAATGTATTTATGGTTTTATATATTGTATAACATTTCCAAATGGAAAAAAATACATAGGACAAACAACTAAAGAAATAGAAGAAAGAATTAACGAACATATATGCGTAAGCAAAACAGACGCACAATATTTATTATCAAAAGCAATAAGAAAATATGGCGAAAACACCATTGTTTATGAAGCAATTGATATAGCACACGATAGAGATGAATTAAACATGTTAGAAATAGAATATATATTATTCTACAATACGCATTATTTGAAAGGAAATGGATATAATATGACTGACGGAGGTGAAGGTGTTGTTGGATATAGACATACAGAAGAAAGTAAAAGAATAATGTCAGAAAAATCAAAATTATATTTTAGTGATGCTTCAATTCGCATTGCTAAATCAATAGAGGTAAAAAAATATTTTGAAAATCCAGAAAATAAATTACGACTAAGTAATCAAATAAAATCATATTATATAAATAATCCAGAAGCAAAGGAAAATATGTCAATGCGAATGACAGAATATTTTTCAAATCCAGAAAATAGATTAAAACAATCAAAAAAACTACAAGAATATTTTGAAAATAATCCAGAAGCAAGACAATTACTTTCAAATAATAGTAAAAAATATTATTCAAATCCTGAAAATAGAGAAATTATGTCAAACATAAAAAAAGAATTTTATAAAAATAATCCAGACATAGCAAAAGAACATAGTGAAAAAATGAAGGAAATACATAAAAATAACCCAGAAATAGCAAAAAAACATAGTGAAAGAATGAAGGATTATTATTCTAACCCAGATATAAAATTAAAATTAGAAGAACAAAAAATAAAAACATTACATAGAAAGGTAATGAAACAATTGTTAACCAGAAAAACAGAATTACAAAAAAAGATTAGAGGACTACCAAAACCTTTTAATGTTTATTATGAAGAAAATTTAATAGGCAGATTTGATTATGTGCCTTTCGCAATAGATTATTTACAAAAAAACAGAAATATAACTATTAGCGGAAGATGTATTAGAAGAGTGTTATATGGAGAAAGAAACCATACTCACGGATATAAATTTAAATATATTTCATAATAAATTAAACATATATTTCTGTGTTCTAATATGATTTCCATCTTCCGTGAAATGATAATCTAAACTAACCATTTTATATTTTGATTTAATTAAATGCTTTATTATTGACAACCATGGTCTTTTTCTTTTACTTGGTTCGCCAACTGCTTTCATATTGTTAAATGAAAACCATTTTCTTATTTCAGGTATTAACTCCATTATTTTATTTTGGATTTCTTCATTTTTGTCTAATTCATAAAGCGTATATTCTGTTTTATTTTCCAAATCCAAAATCTTTACAATCTTATCAATTATTTCTTCTTGTTCTTTTTTATATAATTCACTTTTCAATCTCATATTCACTATATACTTAAACTATCTAAATTTTAAGTATATTATTTATAATTTTTTAATTTTCTTCTTCTTGTTGATTGTTTTCTTTTTAATTCCATACCCTCTTTCAAGTTATAAGCATATTCAAAATAATTCTTATAATTTTCAGGTTTTACTTTTCCAATTGCTTTATTTACATTATTTTCTAATTGTTGATAATTTTCAACATTTCTATCTTTTTTCAAAGTATTTTTTATTTGATTAAAATATGCTTCTATTGGTAAGTTGCTACGAGGTGTATAAGGAACAGCAAATAAGTATTTATTTCCACTTTTTGTAATAGCACTTTTTATTAATTCGTTATTATGACTTCCAGCATTATCTAATATAATAAGATGGTCTTTATAATTTGGAAATATATGCTTCTCTAAAAATTCTAATAATCTTTCTTTTGACATACCACCCTTTTCATACATTTCTTTACCAATGCACTTTGAATTATTGATTGCTACTAATAAGGTAAATTTACGGAATACAAATTGATTAGAGGTTTTTATTATACAACGCTTACCTAAATTACATCTGCTATAAGTTGGTTTCAACGCAGAACCTACACTTGTTTCATCTAAGCAAATAATTTTATTGATTGGGAATTTACGAACTTCTGTGAAAAAGTTATTCATTTCAGTTGCTTTGTCTATAGGTTTCTTGTATCTTTCTTTTGGAAAATGCTCATGTCTTGTTCTTTTTCTTGTCTTATTATTATCTCTAATAATCTGCCCTAAATGTTGAGGAGTAATATCAAAAGTTGGGTATTTCTTTTTCATATCAATGACCAATTCATTCATAGTAAATTGTTCATTGTTCTTTAATAATTCTAACGCACTTTTCACTTGTGGTTTTGTAATTTTGTAGGATACAGATTTTCGGTTTATTCTTGTAATATTTTTAGTAGTTTTGTATCTATGTATCCATCTTTGTAATGTAGATTTTTTACAATCAAAAATTTTACAGGTTTTTCTAATATTATCTTTATTTTTAAGGTAATATTTAATAGCAGAAATTTTATAATCTTCACTTTTATGCGTCATTCCTATAATAAAAATAGAAAAAACTCACTCAAAATTTGTCCCATTTTAAATCTTCAAGGGTGTAAATATTTTTTTATTTCATTTTCTTTTTGGTATTTGTAAATATATTCAGGTTTTTACAATATACATTGATAAATTAGAATTTTTACATAATAATCTTTTTTTTGATAAAAGTCCAGGTTTTGATTTTTTATAATCTTTAATCCATATATGTGTTTCATAAGTCTGAATATTATTTAATCCTTCTGAAAAAATTCCTTGATACAAAATGTCCTGATGGTAATTCCCACATAATAATTGTGGATATTTATAAAGAATAATTACTTCCTTTCCAATAAAGGAATCGTCTAATTTATCAATATCCTCATCTTCAACTTTACTAAATTTTCTTTGTTTCATTTCCCAACTACTAATTCTACCACAACCTGGTTTCATTATAATATTTGGTTCCATTCAAGAAATTATATTATTAAATAAAGATAATATAAATTTAATAATATAAATTTAATAATATAAATTTAATAATATAAATTTAATAATATATTTGTAATCATTTTCAAATTTATTCTCCTGAACCTTCTACTCCAAAAAATGGTTTGACTTGTTCAAAGATAACGAGTTGAAGACAAGTAGTGGGTGCAAATCTAGCCCATATTGGTACAAATCCTGCATATAATCCACTAAAACCTCTTTCCTTAACCAACTTAATAAAACAATCTGTAAAACCATTATATATTTTGTGATGCAATGGTTGACTCATTAATTTTGTACGAATCATATCAAAGGGTGCTACTGTTGTAGCCATAAAAAATCCGGCACCAAATGCCGCACAAAATTGAGTTGATATTCCTGGAGACACAATCCCTGATTGAACAATAAAATATTTTATTTGGTCATAACACGCCATTTTAGTTCCATTAAGAACACATGCTCTCATAACATTTGCCTGTAATCCCTTATAAAAACCTGTATATGTTTCTAATTTATAAATATCTACAAATGTAGAAAAAAATGTAGGTGATATTTTACCTTCATAAGCCATCATTCTCGTTTTAACCACATCAAAGGGATTACCACAGAGAGAACCAATTGCACCTGCTGCCGAACCAGCACTGAATTTCATGAGAAAATTGGAATCATTTTTTACACCCATTGCCTTTTTGATAGGTCCATAAAGTCCAAGCCTGAGAGAAGTGTAGGAAGCTTCTCTCAACCATGCAGCTCCAATACCCTTCCAAAAAGCATGAACGCCTTCTTCTTTAAATATGGTTTTTACTGTTCCACTAATTCCAAGTGCCTTATAATTTCTGGTTCCATTCCCTGATATTTGTAATCGTGTTTTTACAACATCAATTGGATGAATACCTGTTACTGTTATTACTGCACTAGAACCTGCTGCTGCAACACTTCTTAATAAATCTTCTGACATTCTTATAAAGTATAATAGTTTAGTAATAAAGTATTTAAGTTGTTTTGATAATATCATGCTGAGTCATCAATATAAGTTATTTAATTTTGCTAATTTTTCACTTTTATTATCTTCTATATTTTCTCAATAAAGATATGTGATATAACTTTCTTACAGCAAGAACGAAGCTAGCTTCATGAAGATAGGGGAGGCTTAAGGGAAAAATTAGCAAGAGCGAAGCTACACGAATGAAGCGAGTGGAGGCTTGAAAAAAAATTGAAGAAGTATTATAAGAGTAGGTAGAAGGTACATTGTAAAGAAGATGTTGAGCGCAAAGACGATAAGAATGATTTATGGAGGAGTAGTAGAGATGTTAGGAGAGAAGTATGGATTCAATGTGGAAGAGGGGATGAATTTGATGTTGGAGGGTGTGGGAAGGGGTGTAGTAAGGTGTGCGGAGAAGAAGAATAAGTGTAAGAAGGTGGCATTGCCATTCATTAGCGTGGATTTGTCAAGATGCAAAGGATGCAAAATGAATAGAGGACTGTACACCCAATGCGAGAATAAATGCGAAGACTTGTGCAATGAATGCACAAAGGAATGCGAGAATAACAATGGGATTCTACCTTATGGCCGAATTGAAGAGCGTGCTGCAGCAGGAAATGAATTCAAAGATAGCAAGGGTCGTTCTCCAACACCTTACATAAAAGTTCTAGAAAAACTAAAAATAACTGTTGATGAGGCGAAAAGTTACGCAAATTCAATCGGAATTGAACTACCAGAAGAGGTGTTTGAAATGCCAGCGAAAAAGGTAAAGGAAATTCGCGGCAGACCCAAGAAGGCTTCAAAGAGCGTTGAAGTAGATAGTAGCGAGAATCTGTTTGAAGGACTGGTTCAGATTTCATTAAGCGAAACAGTATCAGATAATGAAATTAGCGAATCATCAAGCGAATCAGCTAAGGAATCCGAGAAGGAAGCACAGAAGCTCGCGAAAGAAGCTGAGAAGCTAGCGAAGAAGGAAGCCTTGGAAGCTGAGAAGCTGGCGAAGAAGGAAGCCTTAGAGGCTGAGAAGCTCGCGAAGAAGGAAGCCTTGGAAGCTGAGAAGCTAGCGAAGAAGGAGGCCTTAGAGGCTGAGAAGCTAGCGAAGAAGGAAGCCTTGGAAGCTGAGAAGCTGGCGAAGAAGGAAGCCTTAGAAGCTGAGAAGCTAGAGAAGCTTAAGAAGAAGGAGGCCTTAGAGGCTGAGAAGCTAGAGAAGCTTAAGAAGAAGGAGGCCTTAGAGGCTGAGAAGGAAGCCAAGAAAGCGAAGAAGGAAACGAAGAAAGCGAAGAAGGGAACGAAGAAGGGAAATGTTACACCATGCGTGTCAGATAGCGAGGAAGAGGAGGAAGAGGAACAAGAAGAGGTAAGCTGCAAAAAGTTTGAGTTTAATGGAAAGACCTATTTGAAAACAGAAAAGAATGTGCTGTATGATTATGAAACCCAAGACGAGATAGGTGTGTGGAACGAGAAGGAACAGAAGATAGAATACAGCGAGTTGAGCGAGGATGAAGAGGAAGAGTAAGTACAAAGCATATAAGGTATCAAAGTAGTTTTAGAGTAGCTAAGAGTAGTTAGGTAGATAGAAGTAGTGTAATACTATTTTTTTC